CGCACGTGCGTAGGCTTGTTTTGTTTCTTCAGTGTCCACTAGGTTTGTACATTTGTTCAGCACACTCCCAACCACATCCTGCGTATCCAGCAATGTCTAACCAATGGTCTTGCTTTTCAGGGGACTGTGCTAAACGAGATACCTTTACAAGCAACATCATGACAGCAACATCATGTGGGTCAAGAAATACTTCTCCACCAGTATTACGTGTAATAACAATACGGCGTAAGTAGGCTTCCCACATAGAGGCTGTAAGTGAGAAGTCGTCAATGGGGTCGCCATATTGAACGTTACGGTCTCCGTCAATTAGGTTAGAAGCATCTACCAACAGTTTTGCTCGTGAAGATGTAGTCATTAGTTTCGCCAAACCCCATCGTCTTTTGTTGGGTACGTCCAAATTGGTTCTGGTTTCTTATGAGGTTCTACTGGGTACCGTTCATGCAATTTTTTCATGTATGGAGATGGCTTTTCTTCTTTGTAGTACGTTGCTAATTTCTTAGACATAGAAGTCTTTTCAGTTTTCTTTACAAGGTTGTAACCACGTATGAGGGATACTAATTCAGACAAGTTATTTACACGTGTTGCGTCTTCTTTATGTGTGTTCCATGCACGAGTCATAAGAACAGGAATGATGTCATTCTTTTCTGCTTCATCGTAATACTGGACATGGTCGTCAATAATAAGTGCTTGACCTTTTGCAATCTTTGTGAGAAAGCCTTTTGTGGGGTTAAAGTGCAGACTGTCAGCAACCAAACCTTGTGCAGTCAGCCACTTAGCCGTTTGCTCCCATGCGGCTTGAGGACGTGCGGTGAGGACGTGGATTTTGATACCCATAGCACGTAGTTCATTCCATGCATCTGTTACCCCTGCGTAGGGTTTTTGAGAAGAGAACACTTCGTAGTTTGTAGCGGCGTCTTCTACCCATTCATGAAATGTGTGTTCATCCATGTCCCAGTCTTCATAGAAATGCCAACTTGTTGGCTCAGGAAGAAACAACTTTCCTTGACGTTCAGCACAATAACTTTTGAAAGCATTGACAAAGGGGTAAACAACCCCATCCATGTCCATGCCAATGTCGGTAATCATTTCACCCATTTTTGGTTCTCCATTGTCCATTCCACTGCTTTTGTCAGTGCCTCTTCAAGGCTGTACGGAGGTTTCCATCCAGCGTTCATAATTTTGCTGTTGTCCAGTGCGTAACGGTGGTCATGACCTGGGCGACTTGAGTGGTAATCAACGTTCTCATGATTAATGTTTTTAACACCAAGTGTTTTGGCAATTTCATATGTCATTTCTAGTACGTTGCGTTCTTCACCAGCCACGTGCCAACGATTTGGAAGTTGAGGAAAGACAGGGCTGGTTCCGTATACGTAAGGGGTTGTTTCACGCAAGAGCCAAAGCAAAGCATCAGCATGGTTACGAGCATGTAGCCAATGTCGTGATGAATACACAAACCCATGTTTTGCTTCCCGACCATGCAAAATAACTTTGTCTCCTGCAAGTAGTGCCTTCATGGTCTTAGGAACAAACTTCTCAATGTCTTGACGTTCCCCATACAAGTTCATAGTGTTAGTAATAGTCAGGGGGAGACCGTATGTGCGCCAGTAAGAGATAGCAACAGCCTCTTGCCCAACCTTGCTAGCCGCATATGGGTTAGATGGAAGCATGGGGTCAATCCACTCACGGTGTGCGTAACCTTCAGGGGCAGGACCATACACCTCATCAGTAGAAATCTGAATAAAGTGTTCTAGGTTGTCTTGGTGACGTGCCCACTCCACAAGGTTGGTGGTTGCCATGATGTTGTTCAAAATAAAAGGAACTGGATTGGTAATTGACCTATCCACATGCGACTCAGCCGCAAGGTGTAGAACATAATTTACATCAGGGGTGTTTGGAGGCATCGGGGAGCGTAGGTCATGCCACATAATGTGAACACGCTTGGGGTCATACCCATTGATGTCCGTTAAGCGGTCAACCCGTCCTGCATAGGTAAGGGAATCAACTATCGTGATTTCCCAATCGGTGTTGACGAGGAGGTGTTCAATAAGATGGTGACCTGCAAAACCACAACCGCCAGTTACTAGTACATGTTTAGACATGTACGGAGTCTATGTCCTTATTTGGGGACTTGTCAACTCTCTTCAGATAAATCAATTATGTCTGCGTAAAGGGCGTCGGTTTGTCCACTGTCAAATCCACCGTTGGGGAGTTGGCGAGCATGCTCCCCAGCCTTTTGTCCAAACAGTCGGGACAGTACGCCACTGGAGCCACTTGCTTCTACCTTGAGACTGACCATCTCTCGGTTGTCTGAGATGTTTCGCATCTTCTCTACAAGGGCAAACACTCTGTCCATTTCAGCCGACAGAGACGGGTCAAGACCTTGCCCTTCCATCTCTTCAGCAAACCTAGCGAACATCACACGACCCACTTGCATCTCTACAAGCGCCCTCATTGCGGCACTAAGTTGGTCTTTAGTCCGAATCTCAATCGGCAAAGAAAACGCACACTCAGTATTTTCTTGAAATGAGGGACAACGTGAGGATAAGTAGCAATTATTACACTGTCGTAAAGGGTTCGCATTGTACCTAAGCAGGGGGGTTATTTCAGGGGCAATTTCAATAGATTCCCCTTCTCTATCAAGGCTTTGCGACCCCATAGAGGTAATGTTCTCTACACCCATTACTGGTAGCAATACACGGTTACCCTCGTGCCGCTTCTCAGGCACGTTGGTAGCAATACTTGTACCCCTAGGAACCACGTTTCCTGCATCAGGGGTATTAGGGTTGGTAGCAATTATGTCCCCGTTTTTAGGGGTACCAAATTCTTGCTCATCATCGTCTTGCATGTGGTCATAGCCCCCAAATGTTTTAGTTTCCCATTGCTTCCAAGACTCAATAGCAAGCGAACCAACGGCAGACACTTCGTCTTCCATGACTGCGTCAATGTCAATACCAAGGCGAATAATATCGGCACGATGTTTCTTACGAGCAGAGTCTTTTTGTTGTGCTGGGTACCTGCGTAGCCCATGCCCATCCCACACCTGTGTCTCGCCATAGCGGATGACAGACGTCCATGAGACCACCACAACGGAGTCCCAAGCAATGCTTTCAATCAAGTCAGGCTTAGATGTGAGACCAATGAGGTGGGTGCCCCATCGGGTTGACAACTGCTTGATTCGGTTTAGGTTCTTACCGTTAATAGCCTTGTCAGAGATAGCAACCTTGCCATGTCGCTGGCACAACCATGCCAACCTCTCAAGGTCTTCGGGGTCATTCCAGATAGGAACGTACTTTTCTCCAAGCCATGCACCATCGTACTGGGGCTGTCCAATGACAATACTGAGGTTGTCAGCATGCTGACGAATAAAAGTATCGTACTTAGCGATGTCTTCGTCTGTCTCAGAAACATAAAGAAGAACCTCTCCACCATTGAACATGGTGCCAAGGTCTTGTTCTTTTTTCTTTGGGACAGGGAGATGAGTCAGATTGATACCAAAACGAGTTACCCCTGCGGATAACAGCATGTTTCGGTAAGAGCCTTTCTCAGCACCACCAAAGTATATTTTCATTCCCAGCCAACTCTGCGCCACACCGAAGGGGAGTGGTTCTGCTCTACAAGTAGGCGTTCAAGGTCATCGGCGTATAGGCGAACCATGGAGAAACAAGGCATCTCACCATTCTCTTCGCACCATGCGTCTTCATCTTCTGTGCTTGGGTATCCATCGTGTTCTACACATATAGGTGGACCACAGAAACTCTTATCCATCCCAATTTGATACCATTCTTCAAACGTCATGTCACTCAATGTCGCCCCAACTTCTTTCTTTTTTAGCCATTTCTTGCTTATTGATTTCTTCTACAAGCGTATCCCAACCTTTGATTTCCCGACCTTTATCCCATTCAGGACGAATGGTATGTGGAATGGTCATTAAAAGTGTAGGTATGCCGTAGCGAGCCACTTTAGCAATAGATTCAGGGTTGGTGTCAATGAACCAATGAGGTTTTCCAAATACTGACGCAAGAGCCATGACTCGGTCATACACAACTTCAGAACTCTTCTCGCTAGAAATATCTACAGAAGTTGCTTTAAACCCTTCACGCTTTAACCATTCTTTAAGAATTTCTTCACCGTTAATACCATCCCGAGGGATGCCATCTGCAATAACCACAATGCGCCCATGGTAATGAGGAAATAAAGCACTCCACAAACGACGTGTTTCAGGACGGGGTTGTCTTGCGCCCAATGACTCTGCTGGGCTAGCAAGAGTATCAAAGGTAATAAAAATCATTGGTCGTAAAGCCCCATAGCCTTACGTTCAATGTGTGCAACGTGTGCACCAGCAGGGCAATACATGCAGAGATACTGGCGCTTCTCTGGCGGAACACCAATCTTGCGACCAATAGTTTTAGCCTCAATGCACCAATCAGGGCAACCATCACTAGGGCGATTGTGCTGGTTAAAACATTTCAGGGCTTCAACCTTTAAGTCATCACGGTAATCTTTGATGTACACGTCATGGTCAGACAACTCTTTTGTAAGTGCTGACTCCATATCCAATTTACTAGCCGTCTCTGGGTCTGTTCGGTAGATGGTTGCACGACATTTATCTGAGTCAGGGAACTGAGCATTGTGACGATTGCACAACTCAATAAGTTCTTGGTCATACTCAGGTGGTCCATCATAAGGACGCATCTTGTACATAACACCATGATGTTTGCAAACGAGGATACGGTCAAAACCTGTTTCAGCCATTTTATACTCCTTGGTAGGCTCTCAGCCTACAGGACAATTAAGTAGGTTGTCTAGTACCCTCGTGGTGGGTCATCAGGGTGGTCAAACAAATAAGAATTCCTGCCATCATCATTGCCCCATTCTTCTCGTGGGCTTGTCACATTCCAGGCACGTTGGTACCTTTCTTCAGCAATACCATCTACAATACCGTGACGATTTTTAACAACATCTGAAATCAATGGTGTTGCGTTAGAACCACCACGACCTCTTCCCACACCAGCACGGTGTGAATCAATCAAATTTTGAGCAGTTTCTTCACGGTATTCTTCTGGAATAGCGCCACCTAAAAATTTAGGGTCATAACCCATTTTGTACGCAAGCATTTGAGAAATGCGTGGCGTTGCTTTATGGTTGTCACCGATACGGCGTCCTTTGTGGTCTGTTCCCATCAGTTGCTCCTATCGCAAGTGTGTTTCATAGTTCGGAAAGTCTGGTGACGTCTGAACATTATATTGAATTTGCAACTGTTCCTTACGAATTGTTGCTGAGGTTGGGTCAACTTCTCCACCACGACTTGGGGTGAGAGATTTGAATTTTCCGTCGCCTGCGCCACGGATGAGGTCCATATTCATGGAACGGGAATCATTAACTGCCATACTATAATCCTATCATTTATTATACTTTGATAATGGGACCCATTGGTCTCCGACTTTTACGTGGCGTTCATTGACGCCTTGTGGATTTGGTCTTACGTCCATCTCCATGGGTGCTTTTGGAGCCTCTTTAGGAGACTCCTCTACGCTTTTGGGTCTTTCTTAGGAGCCGCCGCTTTCTTTGCAGGTTCCTTCTTTGCAGGAGTTTCTTTAGCAGGTGCTGGTGTTTCTTTAACAGCAGCATCTACTTTTTTAGTGGCTGCTTTTTTAACTGCTTCTTTTTTAGCAACAGGCTTTGCGGCTGGTGCTGTCTTTGCGGCTGGAGCCGCCGCTGGTGCAGGAGTTGCTTTAGCAGGTGCAGGTGCTGGAGCGGCTGGTTGAACTTGTGGTGGTCCTGCTGTAGCAGGTCCTGTTACTTGTGCTTGAGGACCTGCTGGAGTTGGTCCAGGAGCAGCAGTTGGTCTAGGTGAAGGTGCCTGTGTACGTGGCGCAGGCGCTGGAGCGGCTGGCGTAGCAGGTGCTCCACTCTTTTTAGGAGTTGCTGGTGCTGGCGTACCGCCACCTGCTGGAGGTGGAGGAGTAGTTGGTGTGGCACCACCTGCTGGAGGTGCGGCAGGGGGCGCTGGAGGAGGATTAGTCGTATTTGTAGTTGTGGTTTTTGTACTACTATCATCCGACTGGGACGCAGAAAGGTCTTTACCTTTTTGAGAAATTGTTCTATTACCAGAATTAACACTTACGTCTCCAGTTGGTGCTGGTGCTTTCGGGTTTTTTGTAGCAAATGAAGGTGCTCCAAAATCAACGCTGATTTGGTCACCTACTGTGGCGGTGTTCTGCCCACCTGCGCCACCTGGTGCTGCTCCACTGTTTCCACCTTTGCCACCAGCGCCACCAGCGCCACCAGCGCCACCAGCGGCTTTGCTGTTTGCACGGCGAGTACGTGCGGCTTGAGCGCCTGGGGTGTCAGATACTTGACCAGCAACACGCCCACCTGTACGAGCACGTTTTGGAGCGGCTGGAGCGGCTGCTCCACCTCCTGCTCCACCTGCACCACCAGGAGCGGCTCCACCGTTTCCTGTACGACCACCAGCGCCACCACTGGCGTCTTGGGTAACAGAGTTTCCACCAGTTTGGATAACACTTGATTGGACACGCTTGTCTTGTTGAGCACCTGCACCAAGCACATCGCCAAAGTTATTGTTACTAAAATCATCGTTACCCATGCTGTAGGAACGGTAAGTATTTCCAACATTTTGTTGTTGAACGGTAGAACCACGGCGAAGTGCACGACTGCCTGCTGGCTGTGTAATGGATTGCTGTGCGTTTCCACCAGAACCACCCCATGCTTGAGACATAGAACTGGTGCTTCCACCTGTAGGCATGGTGCCTGAACGACCTGAACTATTGCCTGCACCATAATTTGTCTGTGCAGGGATACCGTAGTTTGGTGTTGCACCTGTGTTTGGTCCTTGGCGTGGTCCCATAGAGCCAACTGGTCCAGCAGTAGGTGCGGCACCTGTTGGTGCTTGTGTTCCTAATCCTGTTTGGAAGCCAAACGTACGTTGACGAGCACCTTGTTGTTGTTGAGCATCAAACGTTTGTTGTGCTTGGTCTTGGCGGTAATCATTTACTGGCATTATGTTGATAATCCTTGCATTGAATAGCGGCTAGAACCTGTGAAGTCATCTGCGATAAAGCCGTTACGGAACATTACTGGTGCGCCTGAGACCCAAGAACGATAAGTCGGCGCAAACCTATCGGTGTTTAGAACGTCCATAATTCCCATCTCTTGCTTAGAAAAACCTAATCTTTCAGGCATGAGTTGCTGTGGCACGATAGGACGAATTGCTCTGATGGTCTCAGGGTCAGAAATGGCGCTTTGCAACGACATATCTATGAGCATTTCCTGTCGGGATTGCCAAGGCTTATAGGGGACTTGGGGCATTACTTATCGGTTCCTGAGTCTTCTGTACCACAGTCATGGCAACGACCTGACATACCAACAGGTTGTTCTGTATTACAACCTACGCAAGTACCATAGGAGGACCCTGGACCCTTACCTGGACTAAATCTACGTGCAATGTGAGCACGTGAAACTTTGCGACCTTCATGGTGCGCTTTGTCTTCGGCGGATGCACCGTCGTCACGTGGTCCACCCATTAGAATGAATCATCCTCGGCGTAACCTTGGCGGTTCTTTACGGCTTTACCAATGTAACTACCCGTTCCACCTTCAGTACGAACTGCACGGTTAACTTCATGTGGGTAATTAATGCTGGCGGCTGTATCGCTCCATGCATCATCTCGCCCGTGGTCATATGCACCTGGTCCCACACGGTCCATAACCTCATTGTATTCTTTGTCACCAACGTATGGACGAAGACCTGTTTGTACTGGACCTGTTTCAATTGGACCACGTCCACTAAGGGGGGAACCTTGGCGATGTGCTCTAATTACATTAGATGCAAGCCCTGCTGATTCATAAAGGCTAATGTTAGTATCACGTTGAATTTGTTTAGCAATTGCTTGCTGTACACGTGGTGTTGAGCGGTGGTTGCCCCCAACAGGGCGACCTCTGTGGTCAGTAGTCATTAGTAGTGTCCTTTCTTCAGACGCTCTTCTTTAAGTGTTTGTTCTTCCTCAATGTCCTCGGGGTCCCAAGGGTCTAGCACTTCGTCTAGGTCTGGACGAGGCATACCACTTGCTGGTGCATCATCGTTAAATTGAGAAAAATAAGTAGTTTTATCTAAACTACGTCCTTTGGATTTGTCCTCTGCGAACGTTCCATCGTCTCTGTGCCCACCCATTAGTAACTCATACCCGTTTCTTTTTCCCACTTTTTACGTTCTAACTTTTCGTCTACTTCTTCAGGCTCTTCCCAGTTAGTAAATCTAACTTTTCCTCTTCCGCCAGTTGAACGACCTTCGTTTGCGGCAAATACCATTCGCACTTGTTCTGCGTCATCGCTATCACCCGAAAAAACACGGTAACCCTCAGCACGTTCTCCCCACTCTTCAGTGTTTGGACGGCGAACCATGTCACGAGGTCCTACGGTTTCGTCATAGGTTTCAGCATCAGATGCATCAACATTGGTGTCATTACCATCGTTAAGGGTCTCAATGAGGGAACGACCATGTCGGCGGTCTCCACCATGTGATGAGCGTCTTACTTTATAAGCCATCAGTTATCTCCAAGCAGGCATAAGGCTCTTAAAATAAGAGCGTCGTTGTGGGTTCATTTCAACTGGTGCTACATCTGGGGAAGGGATTCCCCGTGGTCCGACTTTTCCATCGTTTGTTAACCGAACAGGTTCTGCACCTGGTGGTGCAAACTTCTTCCCTTGCGATTGTAATACAAGCGCAGTCATGGGGTTAAACTCAGCAGGCCATACATAATCGCCAGAATTAATGCGTTCGCCTTTGTGTACGCCTCGGCTGTACTGCCGAGCGTTCATGCGACTAAGTGTTCCTAGAACTTTATCTTGACGGCGGTTGGAAGACATTGTTCCAAGGTAACCGTCTGGGTGCAAAGTATCTGGTTGCGAACGGTAACCAGCCAGTGCTTCATCTTTACCACTGCGGAATACAGGGGCAGGTCCATACAAGTTGTTAGGGACAGCACCTGGAGCCTCAGATGGGTTACTCCATGAAGTAAACGTATTCTGTTGCGCCATTACTGAAGCCCTCCAGAAGATGGTCCACCAAGAATGCCGCCTTGACCGCCACCCATCATCCCTACGGGGCGTGGGCGTGACAGTGCCTTACGATACTTACTAGCCGTTGGACGGCGAGAAGGCTTGCGGCGACCAGTCATTAGTACCTACTTTACGATGGGTTTAAATGAAATTGCGGAGATAGTCTCTCCACCCTCTCCCTTGATGTCATCAAAACCGATGACAAATGAGAGGTCAACTCCTCGTGGTGCTACGAAGCCACGTGCAATGGCACAGGCTTTTGCGGCTTGATTGACAGCCGAAGCGCCAATTGCTCGCATTTTTGGTAATTGCCCTGCATTAATGGCACGAGCCATAATAGAGCCAACGGATTGTGGGTTGCTAGAACCAGACACTTTGAGAATATCATCAATGGTGGTGTTCAAATCTTGCGACATAAGGTACTCCTGAAAAAAAGGTTGTACCTTTAGTTAACAATACCCAGCCTCTGTTAGCAGGTCAGTGAGGTCTTCCAACCTCATCACAACATAAGATTCACCTAACGCTTTTTCCCCTTTACCAGGGCGTTTAACAACCAATGCAGGAACAGCCCCACCAAGTCGGGAGGCTTGTTCTACCGTGTCATTTAGCCATTGGCTAAGTTGAAACTGACGCTGATTTTTACACTGCACCGCCACTTTGCGAAGAGTATCCCTACGGGCAATTCCGTTAACATCTCCTGTGTCATTACCACCTGATAGTGCAGGTCGGTGGGCATGTATAAACCCTTTGTCAATTAAATAGTCTCTTACAAGTACCTCAAAGGATGTTCCTTTGGCTTTGGCTTTATTTGCCACGGTACATCTCCCTTTGCCAAAGGATGATGACCAACATTGCCCCTACAAGGAATCCTGCAACAAAGTTACCCACGGGCTAACTCTCTTGATAGGCGCTCAACCTCAGTATACAACTCGTGTACTTTTATTTTAAGAGCGTCACGTTCTGCTTGGACTTTGGCAAAATCATGCTCAACAAACTCAATAGCAGGTTCATTAAGCCACGAATAGTCATCCTGTTGTTGTTTTTTCTTTACCATTACTCGTCCTTAAACATTTGTCCAGTAAATACACCGCAGACAAAAACCGCAGTAACCATTATTACGAGTGTAAAAAACTCAGCCATAGAACGACCTCACCTTTTCTTTTAATTGTTCGTTTTCTTTTTCTAATTCTTTACAACGTTCAATCCAAAACTTAATGACTCTACGTTGTTCTAGTACTTGGTCACCTACGGGGAGGTCAGGCATGTGTGTCATCTGAACTCACCTGAGTAAGATTGTGCAGTCATTCTAAGATACTCATAACCATTTGGGGTTATCTTCCACGTGTCCCCGTAGCGCTCTAAGAAGTTGTAACTAACTAAACGTTCCAAAGAGCGTCCAGCAACATATGGTTTTTTATACTTATACCCCATAACAAACATCAACTCAGGAATTGTAAAAGAACGTTTTCTACGCATAGCCGCAAAGCGGAGAGCAAGATAAGAAGGTCCACGGTATGGCATTACTTCGGTAATCATGCTGTGTACCGCCCTTGGCGACGTTCACTAGGTGCCATAGAGATGCGTCGGCTTAACTCACGGCTGATAACTTGTGCGCCACGCTCACATCGTTCAAACACAGACTCCGTCAACTTACGGAAGGCTCGTGCTTCTAGGTACTCATCTGTTGCACTCATTACTTCAGGGTCCACGTCACGGCGAGCCTTGGCAAGCGTAACGGTGTCTCCTTTAGCGCCTTCTCCCCACTGATTGATAAGAGTCGTTGCTTCATAAAACTTTTGATTAGTAGCAGTACGTTCTTCTATAATCTCAGATTGAACAAGTTCAGACTTAGCATAGGAACCCCAAGAAATAAACTTGGTATACAGTTCCATCAGTTCTGGGTCAGGTAACTCGTCAAGATACCCAGGAAGTTCAGGGAAATCTCCGTGAGGTTTGTCAGCCAATGGGAACTTCTTGAGAAATTCTCCCATGATTGGCTTAGGTGGTGCCAGTGATGGCTTATTCATTGTTGTCTTCTTTCCAGCATACTTTTTTGTATGGGCAGTTTTTGCATGTTTTACTTGTTGAGTCCTCTACCCATGTTGGTCGCATAGGTGGGACACCTGACTCTAATCCTCTTATTACATTTTTGCAACCTGAAAGAATGTCTTCAATGAGTTCTGGTTGAAACTTTACTGAGAACTCTTTTACTTCTTGTGTGGCTTTCCATTCATACAAAAACACAGCATCGTGAATGCCTAAGCAATACATGTATAGGTTTACTTGGCGAAGGTGAGTATTGAACGGTTTGCGAACCTTCTTCCACATATCATCAGGACTGTTAGCACTTTGATACAGTTCAAAGTCTTCCATGCGGATGGTCCCAGCGCCAACACTTTTAATCTCAAGGATGGCTTTACCTTTGGCGTCATTGATAATGCCATCAGCATGTCCCATCAATCTGAACTCCTCATCAAGGATGGGTACCTCAACTGCTTCTAGTACACCTGCGTCTGTCAACCACTTTTGCCATTTGGCATGAATGGCATGACCTTCAGCAAATATGTTTAAAGTTTGGAATGACAAAGCACGGTCAGCCTTCTCATACCCTTTAATGGTGTACCAAGATGAACGGTTGCACCAATCACGCTTACAAATCTCTGAAGGATGTAAATGAAGGGTGTCTCTAGTGCTCTCTAGTTGCTCACGCATGAGTTGTTCTTCAGCAATAGGTATCAGGCGATACTTTGAAGTCAAAGATTGTTTGTAATTTTTAAGGTGCCAAGGCGTTTTGTCAGACATTTTTCATTTTTCTATAACTGTTGAGAGCATTTTCCCAAGCGTCGGGGGGAATCTTATCTTCAGTCATTACAAAATACAATAAATCAGCCATAGATTCCCATTTATTTCTTCTTGCTGGGTAGTCAATACGATGCTTTTCATCGTACTTAGTTCTAAAGCAAGCATGCACATACGGTTTTTGATTGTTACGTTTAACCTTGATATTAAAAACATCTAAAGAGTTATGAAGAGAATTAAGTGCACCAGATAAAGTTCCATGATGCTTCTTGATGTCATAGGCGTCACGCAATTCCACGTGCAGTTCTTGACAAGTAAGTCCATCTTCTTTTGTAAACAATAATTCTAATATTTTTGTATGTAAATCAACTTTTGTCATCATCTGTTATCGCCAAAAAATCGTCTTCAACAAGAACCACGTAATTACGACCATTGAGGTCAAACTGCAATACAGGTATACGGTCTTCAATAATCGCACGTTCTCTCAATTCTCTAAGGTCTACTTCCTTGAGAGTAATACCTTTTGTTCCTATGGTCAACTTGTTTTCAATAAGAAACTCAACTGACCGCACATCATTCTTTCGTAACCAAAAAGAGCCAGAGCCTGCGTTGCGACTGCCATTGTAAGTAACCGCTGAACGTTTTTCTTGTTTACGGGACTTTTTCATGATGTCCTTGCGGTCATCAGCCCCTAGCGTCATGGTGCTGGGATTTCAAAGTGTGTAAAGACCTCAAGACGCAACTTTGCTTGCATATCTAAGTCTTCACGGAAAGCCAACAGCATTGCGTCCTTGCCCTGCCAACGCTGGTCACTATAAGAATAGTAAGCACCTGCACGAGTAATGATGTCCACAGAAGCGGCAATGTTAATCATGTCTTTAACAGTGTCAAAATCACCAAACTCAAAACCATTAGCGTGTGTAAAGTAAAAATCTACAATCGCTGATTTGTTGGGAGCACTTGTTTTGTTTTTAAGAGTACGTCCCTTAATAGATTGACCAACTGTCTCGTCTTTTACTTTAAGCCATTCATCACGTTTTACTTCAACACGGCAGAAGTAGTGGAAGTTCTTAGCCTTGCCACCTGGGGTTGTGCGAGGGTCACCCCACATCACACCAATCTTGTCACGCCACTGGTTAATCATGATTCCTGTACAACCACGGTCTTCGTGAATCATTGAACGCTTTTGAGCCTTAGACGCCTTGCGGAAGAACTTTCCTGTCAAGCGAGCACCAAGTCCCATAGTGAACTCTTCCATGGTCTTCTCAGCCTCATCTCCTGGCACCAGGGCAGGAAGGGAGTCAATAACAACCATGTCTACTGCACGAGCATCCATCACACGAAGTACAAGGTCATACACCTGCTCCATCAAGTTGGTTTCTACAACCCACAAACGGTCAAGGTCTACACCAATAGCCTTTGCGTACTCAGGTACATACTCTTCAGCCGCAACCCAAAGGGCTGTGAACTCAGGGTCAAGTGCTTGGTTAGCCGCAATAGTCTTGTATGCCATAGCCGTCTTACCTGATGACTCTTCACCAATGATTTCACTCCATTGATTGACGGGCCATCCTCCGCCAAGCATAAGGTCATACGCAAGAACGCCTGAAGTGATGCGAGTCATCTCTTCTTTAACGTCACTTCCTCTAACGATAATGTCATCCCCATACTTCTTCTGAATAGAAGAGATAATGGATTTTAATGATTCATGTGTTGTTTCTAATGGCATTGTTACTTTCTATGACCAACTGGATTGGTCTGCTTGGGAATACATCCCGTTCCAACCACACTCGTAACAACGAGGGGCTGGGTTGAGACTAGTAGAACCTGTCCGAGTAAACAAGTAGGAACTACCGCAGTCGGGACAAGTTGCATTTTCAGTACGAGCCGCTTTACCACCCTTTGTGGAGTTTGAGCGTAAGTAGTCTGAGAGAGTTGCGTCTTCGGGCATGACGTTTGGATTAGATACCACTGCACCCGATTGTTGTGCGCTTGGATATGCTTGCGGAAAATTCATAGGAGCCTGCACGGGAGGCAAGTTTGGACGCTGTGGGGTAGGTGTTTCCCCAGCAAGTTTCTTTGACCACCAATCACTCATGTTCTAATCCTTCTAGTATTTCTAAATCGTCGTCTGAAACGATAAGACCAATATGACCATTGTCCAACATTTTGTTGTTAAGCGCAATAGAGAACACAATAAGTGCATTGACAAAATCTTCAGAGGGGGAATTAATCTTATCAGTTTCTTCAAGAAATGCTACAAACCAATCGGCTGCTTCTCGTATTTCGTCCAACAGTCCTGAACTGTGCACCATCATCCATCTGGACAACACATCCATAATTTCAAGTTCTTGCACATCTTCTGAAGGGGTTGGAAACCCCATGGCACTGGCAAACTTTTGACCTTCCGTAGCAGAAAGCATCAAATAAAACATTCTTTGGTCAATATCTATCATTATCATCCCTTTGCCTCCGACCAATTGGATGCGTTGTGATACGAAACCATGAGAGGAACTCCTTTAATTACGTTACCATTTCCCATGGCGGTAATGAACGGGTCAATAATTGAATCTAATTCTTCACAAGGGACTGCGGCTACCAATTCGTCATGAACCTGTACTAGCATCTTTACATTGGTACCTGCTAGGTCACGAGCAATATTAATCATTGCTTGCTTACATAGGTCAGCCGCTGACCCTTGTACTACGGCATTTACAGCCTGACGTTCGGCACGGGCACGACTTTCTTTATCGCTGGACATAAGGTCAGGGAGTCTGCGCCTACGACCTGACAAGGTGGTGACATAGCCCATCTTCCTACCCTCAGCCACTACTTCTTGTTTCCAAGCAGTTAGCCCAGCAAATTGGCGATAGTACTCTTGAATCATTTCTTGAGCCTGCTCAAATGGAATGCCCGTAGTACGTGCTAACTTCCCTGGACCGCCTCCATAGGCTGTAAGAAAGTTAACCCCTTTACCAATCTGGCGTTCTTCACTTGTTACGTCTTCTATCTTCTTCTTAAAGAGAAGGGCTGCCGCACCCGTGTGAATGTCAATATTGTTATTGAACACATGCAATAGTTCCTTGTCTTGTGAATACATCGCCATAACCCTAAGTTCAATTTGGTCATAGTCAGCCACAATCAAAGTGTGACCCTTGGGGGCTACAAACAAACTACGAATGTTTGAATCTCGTGGGATGTTTTGAAGGTTGGGGTCACTGGACGACAAACGACCTGTTGCTGTTCGGTGTAAGTGAAAGGAAGGGTGCAGTCTGCTTTTGTACAAGCGAGGAAGCATGCCATCAACAAAGGTTGATTTTAGTTTTTGTGTTTCTGACCATTGGATTAGAAGTTCAAGCGCTGGGTGCTCTGCTTCAAGGTGCCGTAAAGTTTCTTCATCTACAGATGGCATACCACCTTTGGTCAACTTGTAAGGCTTTAATCCTAAACCACCCTCACGTTTTTTATTAAATAAGAACTCTTGCTTTTGCTTAGTGGAGTCAGGGTTGAAACCTGCTGGCGTGAACTCATGGAGAGCCAACAAGGTGTCACGCATCTTGCCGTCTAACTCTTTACCTAGTAACTGCATATTGTGGTGGTCAACGGGTATTCCCTCGTTTTCCATATGCATCAAGATATGTAATACTTCTGTGTCTTGGTAGAAAGAGTTAACTAGCGCAGTATCTTGCTTGACCTTTTTCCACAACCGTGTGTACAGCAACCATGTCCAGCGAACATCAAGGTGGACGTAGTTAACTGCTTTGTTAAATGGAACAGAGGTAATAAACTTACCTAGTTTGCCATCTCGTTCGTACGCATTATGTTTGCCATAGTTGTGCATAATAAGATTCTCTAATGAATAAGACATGAGGTTCTCGTTCACTAGGTGCTGTAACAACATGGTGTCGGCGTACAAACCTGGTGGTATTTCTCCGTAGTACTTGCAGATGCTACGAGCATCAAACTTTACGTTATGCCCAATCTTTACAAGGTCACTAAAAAATATGGGTCTCAAGGCTTCAAAGACATCTGACCGAGATAACTGCAAGGGTGCTTCTGAGAACACAGCAGGTATATGGTACGTGGACTTTGCCATAGACTCTTGACCATTTTTAAGAACCTTGCGGTACCCACTTGGGGGAATCGTTGAACCATCACCTATTTCTTCAGGCTCAATGATTTCCCCCAATGGATGACCCATCGGGATTGCCCACGATTTTCCACGTGTTGCAATACCAATCCAAAATACATCATTACGCAAAGGGTCAACTGCCAACATGCCACGGTACTTTGCTTCAAAGTTTTCGTGAGCACGGCGTTGAATCTCGGGACTAGGGTTCTTTAAGGAACTAACGTGTTTCTTCCACGCTTTTTCCATAGCATCCACCATATCTGGGTGGCGTTCTAGTATTCCCCGTGTCTCAACGTCAAAGGCAAAAGCGCCCACTTCCTGCACGTCGGCAACAAGTTTATGAATTTGCTCTAAGGATGTAACAACAAAGGGAGTTTCTCCCTCTGCCATTATTCTAGTTCGTTGGCAATGTCAATCAGGTCTTTGCGAGACGGGATTGAAATGATGTCGGCAGTGTAAGACCTACTGATAAGTCCCTTGAGACCTGCGTCATCAATTTCTGCAATGCCCCACTCTTCAAGGTCACGGTCTTTAACCAACTGGTGGCTAGTGGCTGTAGTAGCGCCCTTGCCAGTCTTGCTGACTGCCCAGTAGTGCTTAGACAAAGGTCCTGTGCGTGGGTCAGTGTGGAAGTTCTTCAACTGGTCAATCACTCGTGGACCAACTTCGTATGACTTCAAGATTGGGTCTTCACCAGGTACCAA